GGGTTAGACCAACGCCAGACAGGGCATAGCTTCCACTTCCACCCCACTTTAGAGCCTGTGGATTTACCGCTGAAAGGATCGCCATTGGCTAGTCTTGAGTATGGCCTTTGTACCTTTAGATCGCCTGTAATTTCTGAAAAGCTGGTTTTATCTGAGCCAACAAGTGCAATAAAACCCCATTCACAACAATGCAGATATACGCTTCTGGTCTGATCACCCGAATCTATAAAGCAACATTTTGGCTCGACATTAAACTCTTCTTGCTTGGCTTTAATATCCCCCCAAGTCTCTAGCCTTCCAGCCCACACCAATCGGCTTTTGCCCTCGGCATCCCAAGCCCGAACAATACACCAAGCGTGGAATCCTCCCGCTTCTTGAATGTCGCAAGCCATGATGAGCTTCTCGCCCATACGCACCTCTCCCATCCGATAGGCTCCGGGTTTAATCTCGATCTTCTCTTGATCGTGCTCCATCCAAGGTTCTGCCAGAACTCGATTCACAAAGTCTTGCAAGCCCAGAATCCCGCCATGCTTGTCTTGTAGGAATTTGACCGCTAGGGAGCCAAAGGTTGCCCACGGAGCATATAGGCCATTGAGGTGATAGGATCGCCTTCCCGGTTCGCCCTTGGGATTGGTTGCCATCCATTCGCCCTCTCGAAGCATCTTTGTTTTCTGGCCGTCTGTAATCTTTCCCCTGCACCCCTCGCACTCATAATAAGCTGAATTTTTGACTATGCTAAAATCATAAACCGCTTCCTCGATCTTTGCCTTTTCGTCCCACTTAACTTGCCCCCAAAGTAGTTTCTGCTTCATCCCACAATGGGGACAAGGCACAAAGTAAAAGCGCATATCCCCTTTTTGCCATTCTGACCAGATGATTGAATCCGCTGTGGTTGGGGTGCTGGTGCTAACTACAAGATGATTCGGGTATGTCGCCACCCTAGCCTCGGCCAACTGCAACGCCCCCGCTTCCTTGGAGCCTGTTCCATCAGAAAACTTGTCCACCTCATCGAGCAGAAGCAAGGCAACGGATCGGCTTGAAAGATTGGCAGGGCTGTTGCTTCCCACAAACCATAATGACATTTTGCGGAAGTGTTGCTCTAGGATTTTAACTTTGTCGGTATTGTCTGGTTTTTCTTTGGCTAGGGCTGGGCAGTCGTCAATCATCGGCAACCATCGAGTTTCCGAGAATGATCTAGCCAAAGCCTCCGATGGCATCACCCATAAGCTAGGACAAGGAGCCTCGGCAAGTCTATACGCCAGCCCTGCAAGGATTGTGGTTGTCTTTGATGTCTGCGCTCCCCAAACAAGCGTCAATCTTCTTACCGCATCATTTCCAAAACATTCTAGAGGCTCTCTGCAATAGGGAGTCAAATTTGTCGAGTATGGGCCGGGGATATTCGTCACCCTCGCAGACAACATCAAATTTCTCTCTGCCCACTCGGTAATACTTAATCTTGGCCTTGGCTGATAAAGTTCCTTTATGAAGCTTGTTGCGTTCATTCATTTTCTGAAAATAGCGCAGATTCTTCTTTTTTATTGTTTTGTTTTCTTGCTTTTTTGATCTGCTTATATTTTTCGTATGCCTCGCTTTTGGGTTGGGCTTGACCTAAACCCTTGCACCAATAGTCGTTTCTTAATAATACTCTACACATTCTTCTCCAAGATGGAGCCCAACACTTTACTTCTAATTCGTGCGGTGCTTCTTCTGGTATTGTTGCATATCCCCTTTGATGCCACCCATAAATAAACTTCTTAAATCTTATGGCATAATGATCCCTTGTTTTTTGCGGCATTGTTGCAAGCAGAAGATTACAAAAACTTTTCCAAGTATGCTTTTCTGGTTTTGTTATCTTGTTATATCCGTTTATGTTTCCCCTTTCCTCTATATACAAAGAACCAGAATTAGCTCCATTTACCCTAGCTATTAGCTTAAACCAAGTTTGTGGCTCTAGAATGTGATATAGCCAAAGCCCTCTTCTTTGATCGTCTCCAAATGGTTGACACAATCTTTGTTGACTAATCTTTACCCCGGCCATATGCATTTTGTCGTATATTCTATTGTGCGGCTTGTCTTTGTATTTTGAGTGAAATCTCCATATATCTTCAGTTAGCCAATCATATATGGGATAAACATTATAGACATTATCTACTATTTTTGTTGTCCATCTGCGACCACCAAGCATAAGGTCTTTCTTTTCCCAAGTTGCAATAGCGCAATATCTGTGAAGGCTTTCTTGTGCTCTAATTCCAATAAACCCGGCGGTTTTTTTGCCTTGCCCATACCATTCGCCAAATAAAACAATAAATTCCTCAAACTCCATTCCATCCATTCCAAACGGATAGTCTTTTATTCCTTTCGCAAATGGCGGCTTTTCCCTTACCCAAATATGTTTCTTTTCCTCATCCCAAGCCTTCCATCTTGGTTCATAGTTTGTTACCGCATTTCTTAAAAGCATTGGAACGCATATCCAATGAGGGTCAATGTTGTCTCGGTACATTTGGAACATTTCTTTGGCGTGGGCTATTGTTTCAGAGTATTGAGCCTCAAGGTCAATAAACATTACCCCTATCTTTTTGTTCCTCTTTATGGCCTCTTCCATAACAAGGTGAAACATTACGCTACTATCTTTGCCACCAGAAAAAGCTATATATTGCCTTTCTGTATTATCGAATGTTTCACTTATTCTTTTCCGTGACGCATCCAACACGCTGACATTGTGGTATTTTTTAATTGCCATATTAATAAATATCGGATTGCCGATCTCCAGAATAAGCCTCTTCCATAGTTACTTCTTTGCGTTTGTTTTCAGCTAGCCACTTGTTTAGGTATTTTAAGGCAGACTGATTGGCCGCCTTTTGCTCTGCCTCTGTAAGCAAAAAGAACCCGCCCCGGTATGAAGATGGTATTCCAAGGGCATAACAAGCTGACGCTTGCCCAAGCCAAGCGATTCTATTCATAGAGCTATTGGTTAGGTAATGCTCGCAAGAGTTTTTCCATTCTGTAATTACCTTTTCTAGTGTTGCCTCAAATTTTGAAATATCTGACAAGAATTTACGATATTCCTCTTCGCATTCGGCCTTGGTCATATCTTCTTTTGTGGTCGCATAAAACCCCGCTTTGTGGCATTCCCACTTTTCGTATGTGTGAAAGATTCTATTTTCATCACTTGTATTTACGGTTCTAAACTTTTCTGCCTCTTCTCCGTATGTTGAAATATCATCTGTAAGTTCTTCAAAATCCTTTTCTGTTACTTGACCCTCAATATCCCAAGACTTTGAGAATTGCTGATCTTTAAATAAGTCGGCCAACCCGGTTATCTGACATAATCTTAAAATCTCATCTTGATCCATGCCAAGCTCTCTAGAAATTTTCTCATCTGACCAGTTGCGCCTTTTTAGCTCAACAACAATATCCGACATAGCTTCAACCTTATGCTTTCCCCTTGCTCGATTGTGGCGAATTGTTGCGGCTATGCGGTCGCTCTTGTCTGTTCTGTCCTCTTTAATTTTTACGATTGGCAAATAGCCCATTACTCTCGTTTTAATATCTAAATCTTCTTTGCCGCATCGGTTTCGATGAAATCCGTCAATAACCTCAAATTGCCCATTTTCATCTGGCATAGCTACGATTGGTTGCGTATAGCCATCAGATAAAATTGATACTTTCAAAAGCTCCATTTCTGGTGGGGCAACGCTGTTTGGATTATAGTCATTCGCGTGAACATCATTTTGCTTTACCCACAAAACGCAATCAACTGGCTCTGATGCAAATGGGCTTATTTTATGAAGCTCAACCCGCATTTCATTAATTGCATTTACACGATCTTCTAAAGGAAGTTTTCCTATTTCGGCTATGTGTTTTACTATTGAGGATTTCATTTAACCTTTATTAAGCCTCGCCCCTTGGCTTGTCAATCATTTTTTTATTAAATAATCTTTTGCATAAGCAACCTGTGGATTGTTGTGAATCCATTGATGGCAACAATGGCAAACGCTCATAAAGAAGTTTTTATCGTTTAGTCTTTCTTGAAATCTTCCCCTCTTGTGATGAATTTGCGTTCCACTTTTACCGCATATTTCGCAAGATGGGTTTAATGAAAGATATTCCTGTCTGACCTTGGCATATTCTTTAATCTGCTTGGCTCGCTTCTTTGATACTGGCCGAAGCCGTCCACCTCGTTTAAGTGGGGTTTTGCGTTTAAGTGGAGAGCGTTTCATTTAAGCATCTTGGCTATGGATTCAAAAATCCACACAATCCCATAAACAATAATCACGCAAGCCCAGAACGCTATATTAAGCAAGGCTAGGCCAAGCGCAATTCCGATTCCAATTTTTAGTCCCATGAGTATCATTTGAATGCCTCCTCTGCTTTTTGGATTGC